AGTTGAGGTATTTCCTTTAAGCCTGGGAAGAGGTTTAATGGATCGGCCACAAGTCCTGTATTCTCCTGAGTGGCAAGTCCGATACGATGAAAGAATTTACGAAGTCCTGGTGAACTGAATAATGGCTCAAGTATTGCTCCCATCATCTTTGCACCGGCTCCCTGATAGTTGCGTGTGACAAAGTCACCGCCAAAGTACCAAGCGGCTCCATGCGATGCGAATATTTCCCGAGCTATACGGGCATCATCATTGGCATATGCTTGATAGTCGGGATGTTTCTTATCAGTGCCTGATTTTTCCAATAGGTCGAGATAACGCTCACGATGCTTGGCAAATTCTTCGTTGGTTGCATATACATCCCTACCCTCTGCATCTTTAATGATAACAGGTTTACCATTCTTGTATTCCGTAAAGATACCAGGTTTACCTTTTTCAACTGAGCCGACTAACTGCTCAAGGATTTGTGGCATAAACCCAAATGCATCGATATGGTGAGCAATCTCATGTCCAAGGACTGCGGATAATTGTTCCTGGGGTGCAGACTTTGTGTAGATGGTCACAACAGACTCGCCATTTTCGACTGTCCAGTGACTGTTTCCCCGCTTGTCGATAAACTTATAAATCACATCGGGATTCTGTATTGCAGATGTGGCTAATGCCTGGCGGACAGGTTTCTTTAAACCTTCATACATCACCCTGTCGGCATCGTTTAAATATGTATCCTTGTAGTAGGATTCATCTCCCAACATCTTTGCCTGAATATCTGCCTTTGACCCATAACGGGCAAGCGTTCCAAGTCCTAACCCAGCACCGATAAATGGTATAGATGATGCAATCGCCCCGCCGGCTCCCGCTTCGCCGTCTATAGCATATCCGATTGCTCCAGGTATAGCTGTTGCACCGATTGCAGTCTTGGCGGTATTCACAGCACCTGTAAGAGTGTTTCCGAGTCCAGTACGAGTTAATGCTGTAGCCGGTACTTTAAGTGCTGGCGATGGGCCGAATTGACGAGACTTTGCAAAAACTCCTTCTGCCAATCCTGATATCGTACCAGGCAGCGTAAGGGCAGATGTTCGGTCTAAAGTTACTGCGGTGAGTGAAGAGTCGGCTGGATCAAGCTGTGCGATTCTTTGAAAGAGGGGTAATGATGATTGTGCGTACTGTAACTGCTTACCAAGTATTGCGGTATCATGTCCAAACCGAGTGACAAGTGAAGATCCACCTGGTGCTAATAACAGAGCAAGCCCAAGGTTCTCAAGTTCGGGAGTAAATTCGCTAAATCCACCTGTTAGTACTCCAGCCGCCGCACTTCCCTGTAATGTTCTTGCCGTCGCCCGGGCCGCCGACATTGCGGCCTGTTCGTCCATACCACTTCGCATGAATAAAGTGGTCAGAGTTTCTTCAGGTAGTCTTTGTAGAAATTCAATAGTACGGCCTAAATACTCGCCCGATATTCCAGCTTTCTCCAATATCTTACCGGTCATCCGATTTGTGAATGGAGCCTTTGGAGCAGGTGCTTTATCAATTGCCTGTAAGATACGAGCCGCAAATGGTGAGTTACCCTGCCCTTTTTGAATAAGGTCAATCGCTTTAGTTTTGGCGATCCCTTCAGACTTAGCGACTAACTGCTCGAGCTTTTTGCCCGAACCATTCACTGCCTGAAGTTTTTTCTCAGCAGTTTTCAGTAGTGCTTTCTGTGTGGCTGTTGGATTTGCTACATCTGAAATCTGTGCAATGGTAGCCCTTAGTGCAGACTCTTCTGCCGCCTGCTTTCCAAATTTATTAATAGCACCTCGAGCTATAAGGTTTCGCCCAAATGCCATACCTCCTGATGCCAACATGGATGGAGCTAAAGTAGGGTCTAATGGTATGGAGCCTAATAAAGCAACATCTCTGTCAGGTTCGACCAAACCGCTTCTTACATCTCTCAAAGACTCCTGCTGGCCGGTTAGAGCAAGTCCGAGTTCAGCACCTCGTTCCATTGTTCGAGTTATCTTGTCCTGATCTACCAGGTAATCCAACTCTCTAAGTTTACGCTCTTTGGAATCTCCCCCAAAAGATGTGTCACCTGTTACAATGTCTTTAGCCTCCCCTAAAGCCTGCTTTAGTTTTGCTCCAAGCATTGTAGTCATGCCTAATGCATCTACCCCTGCTTGAGCCTGAGTTGCATCTGTCTGTGCATAATCCTGTCTTCTAGCTTCTGCGATTACACGCTTCTTTAAATTCTCATCTTCCTGGGAAAGTCCGGCAAACTGTAATGCCTGTGATAGATCATCCTCTATCGTTCTATCTGTTCTTTTTGATGCATAGGATAATCCTTTTAACTGTTGCCCAGCTTTCTTTATACCCTCTTCGATTAAATCGTCATATCTTTGAGATTCGTCAGGTTCGCCATACTGCATGGAAGCATCAAGCAGTCTGCTTGTTCCAGCAATATTAGTCACCATCATGTTCTTTACACCTCGGCCCAAAGATTTACCGGCTTCAGCGAAACCAGTGGCAAAACCTACTCCAGTGTCAAAGAAATCATTATCCAATGCCTTAGTGGCAAGAGACTGAACTTTTTCATCGTCCTTGTTCCGCCTGTATACACCAAGCATTTTCTGCGGACTTACTTTGGTTTTTAAAATATCAAAGTAATCGCGTTCAGTTAATTTCTGATCGGTCTGAATACCGAAATCCACACCGAGAATATCGGACTTAATTCTATACTTAGGCATTATAGTTGATCCAAATCGATTTCAGTGAAACCCAATCCAGATGAAGTTTGCTGGTCGAAATTTTGTGCAGATGATTTGCTTTGTCCGACTTCAGCTACATTCAATCCTAACCCTGTTAGTCTAGTTTTTAATTTATTAAATGCGTTTCTTCGTATTCCTTTAAGGGAATTTATTTTGTCTTGTGTTTTACCAGCGGTGTCCATCCATGTAGTTGGATTCTGTACAATCTGTTCTAATATTTGTCTTTCAGGTTCAGTCACAGTTCCTGGTCCTAAGATATCTTCTCGTAATAAGCCTTGAAGTTGTCTTGATAGTGATGCCGCTAAAGTTTTGTCAGCATTACTCATAAAAACTTCATTTTTTCTTTTTTCACCCAATGCTATCAAGTCGTTCATTACAGTATTCATGTTTTGATACTGAGGTATCGCTTCACTTTTTAGCTTTATAACTTCCGCCTCGTTACCGAACTTGCCTGAAATCCCAAATTCTGTATCACCAAGCTGTAAAATATTTCGATCAGGTGAAAAACTTATAGCATCCTGGCCTTGATCGAACTCTTTAGTTTTTCGTAATTCTTCTCTGACTTTGAACGGATCAAGAGGTTCGGGTGCTAAGTCTGCCCTTCTCTTTTGTTCAGCCTGCATAAATGCCAAAGCTCTTTCTTGAACAGCAGGAGATTCGTTTGCAAATTGAGCCATAAACCGATTGCTGGACATTCCCATAACAGGCTCAGTCTGTTGAAACTGAGGGTCTTGAAGTAATCGATTTTTAGATTCTTCTCTTGCCTGTGGACCAGGTGCTAAGAATGCCAAACCTCTTTCTAAATCATCCTGTCCAGCCTCATTTAATTTACCAGTAGGGGCTTGAGAATAAAGCATGGTAATAAATCTATCGGTCGCTTTCTTATCTTCTTCCAGCATATCTTGCTGACTCTTAAATGCCTCCTGACGCATGAGGAACTCCTGTGCTCTAAAATCACTTAAATCTTTATTTCTTTTAGCCTCAATAAGAGTAGGATTTTTTGACATCGAGTTAATCAAATCAGGGGGGGCATCAGGATAAATTCTTTCGAGACCCTGCCTCAAATTTTCAACCTCTTTCTGTTTCGCTTTTTTATCGAAATAACTTTTTGCCACTGAACCAATCGCATCACCGAATGCCTGGTTAGCCCTCGCCTGTGCCTGACCCGCCAAAAGTATGGGTGATGAATCTATTCGCATCAATCCCGCTTGTACTGTATCTCCTATTGCCATAATTGTTTTCTCCTTATCCCGGATAGGGCATTGCGTCTGCCATCATTGCATTCTGATCATAGTTATAATAATCACCCATCGATTGTCCTAGCTAACCGCCTCCGCCTCCCATTCCCGCAGTTACAGCGGCACCTCCTACTTGACCTATCATATTCATCAGCCCACTCGCCATTCCTGCCGCCGCTTGTTCACGAGCCGCATATGTGTTGGCGTTGTAATTAGCTCGGTTAGCCAATTCTTGCATACCAATATTCACGCCCGCATCAGGATTGATCCGAGTCACCTGTTCCTGTGGCATTCCAAACAAAGCCGCCCTTGCTCCATAGCCCTGTTGAGTAAAATTGCTTCCTCCCCGTGCCATCATTAATGGATCGACAGAGGTGGCACGATTAAGATTACTCGCGAAACCTCCAAGGCTTTGTGCCTGTTGGCGGTTCTCGCGTAATATATCACGCAGATAGTCTTCCCTACTCATCGCTTCAGCGGCAATCGCCGCATTGTCCATGTCCCTACCGCGAGCCACCAATGACTCTCTTGCGGATTGAGTTGCCCGTCTTCTCATCTCAGGAGATAAGTCCTGCATCTGTGCTTCCTGAAATGCCTGATCGGCTAACTGATTAGCCTGCTCCACGCGAGCCTGCATGAGCGGATCGGATGCCCTAGCCGCCTGGGTCATGTCAGCACCAAATCGATTCATCAGAGATATATCAGTACCTGCCTGACGCTCGGCCATCTGACCACCAAACTCCTGTGCGCGCATGGCCTGCTGTTCTGCAAGCTGTGCCATCGGATCAGCGGCTCGGCGGGCAAGATTCATCTGTAAGTCTTGATATTGTGGGTCGTAAGTTTGGCGAGTCTGTAAGAGTTGACCCTGAAGAGCAGGGTCTGCCATTGCAGATACATAATCGCGAGCCGATTTACCGACATCTAGTTTCTCTAATTTGGGTGGTGCTTTACCCCCTCCAAAAAGTTTCTGCAAGAAGTAGGATGGAACGCCTGAACTATTTACCGGCTCACCTGCTCCTCCGGCATCTTTGAGCATTTGAGCTTCTGCCGAATTTATGTATGCGAGTGACTCACCTTCGGGAGCATTCTCATTTAAAAGCCGAGCGGCCTGTGCCAATGGATCTTTAACTTTTTTATTTTTCATCATGGCGATTAAGTTTTAATTATATAATTTAAAATGATTGTGGGCTGAACATTGTTGTGTGGTTGGTCGCCTGCGTTACCTCCATTAGCTGTAGTGACATTTGATGCTGTCAGATTACTATCATCATCCATCACAATTTCAGTGGGACTACCAGCGGAATTTCCATCTCGGCTGACTGTGCCACTAAAAGTATGAGTGTGTTGAGGAAGTTCTAATGCTGTGAGGGTGTGTGTTTCAGAACCACCTGTGGCTCCTAAATTATCACCATTTAAGCCACCCGATAGACCTGTTAATCGGTCTGCTGAAGTGCCTCCCATGTCGTCCTGACCGGCAATGACTCGACCTCGAAGGTCGGGTAGGTTGAAAGATGACCCTGAACCTCCATAGGTAAACCCAATCACATCATAGAGATCACCATAGTCAGCGACTAAAACTGATTGGCCTGCACATACTAAATACCCTGTTGGAGCGGTCGAACCTGCATAAGGCAGAACAGTGGCGGTAGGCATAAGGACACTGACTGCCCCAGTATCCAACTTGGCCGCAGTCACTGCTCCATCCTGTATCTTGGCAGTAATGACTGAGTCAGTCGCCAATTCGTTGGAACTAATGCCTGCCGATTTGACCTTTAGATATCCACCCGATCCATCGACCTGAATGGTGGAATCATCTGCGGTCTGATTCGCACCTGTTCGAAAGGTTGCCAGGTTGGCGATGTCCTGCAACTTGGTTGCTGTTACCTGATCGCCTGATGAGAATGATTGTCCTGTTTGTAATACTGCCATGATTTATTTCTCCTATGAAACTGATGTGGTGGATCGGTCTGTAATTCTAGCGTCCACCTTGGCGGACCGAAGATAGGGTCTGCCATTGGAAGGTTGAAAGTCTGCTTGGATTCCGAATCCACGCTTTCTGACACGGAGCCTGACAGATGCATCTTCAGCAGTCCCAAGCTCATTACCGAGCAGTGTGGTTAGATTTACAGGTTCGCTTGTTGAGTCGGGATCTTCTGCGATAAAGCGAATATCTCCGTTTGATGGATTCGATTCACTAGATTTAATCTGAAATTCTGCCCGACTAAAATTCTTACGATCCATTGAATCGGCATCGTATTGGCGTGTAGTTAATTGACTTACCACATCGATACCAGGATCATCTTCAGGTCTTTGTCCCGCTTTCTGTGAAACCTTATCTTTACCCTCCAAGGCATCCAATTTGTGTACACCGCCCTCAAGGGTTGTAAGGTACAAAGCATTCTGCGAACCCTCGCGAGCTACCAAGAGATCTCGAATCGCAAATTCTGTAGAATTGACAGTATCTATGCTCTCAAATCCTTGGTTGATAAAATTATACACAAGGATGGTGTTTAGTTTATTCGTATCCCCGGCACCAGGTTCTGAGTCCAATGGAACTGCGAGCCAATAGCGGTTATTGAAATAAACTCCGACTGACAAGAATGCAAAGTCCTGATTGATTCGGTCGATGAATGGTTGAATGGTTTCGGATATTGGTGTACCTGTGCCTCGCAGATTATACTCATCTAGAAAGCTTACTCCGTAAATCCCTTGATCAGATAGAAACATAATCTGATTGGCCACCTGAACGATTGATTTACGAGCAGATGCCCCTACCTCGTCTGTGACCACTGTCGTTTTTACATCGGCAAGAGATCCACTCACGCCTGTCATCAGATGAATAGATTTACGATTAAATACGACTACCGAATCCTGCGTGAATCCTTTGATCCCAACTATAAAATCGCTCTTACCTGACGATATACGAAACTGATTTCCTATCTGATCGAATGTATCTGAATCGAAAATATCCGAGGCCACCAATTCATCCCTGATCCCCCGATCTGTTGGTGAGGTGGCAGATGTGTATTGGTAAGGAACCCATAGCCTACGCTGATGAAACTCACCAAAGGGAGCCGCAGGTTGATGGATAAATCCTTTGCCTATAGCTAATGGTCTGCTGACTGTCAGAGAGTGATTGGAATCATCTTTAACTCCGAGGTTAAATGTAAATTGGTTTACAGTAGGAACGGAGGTGACCACCACTTCACTTCCGATAAAGCTATCATAGATCGCAGATTGTGATGTGTGGATTGTAAGTCTATCTCCAACTGCTAATCCGTGTGATGGTACATCCATCGTCACAACTCCACTGACAGATGCTGTACTTGTATCTGTTAGATAAGCAGGTGCAGTATATGTCCCACTTGCAACTCGCGTGAAATCTTCAAAGTATTCAACCTGTGCCCCACTAACATTGAATGTCTTGCTCTGAGACTGAGTCATAGTGACTGTCAATTGATCACTCGCTGGCACGCTTGCGACCTGGTAGCAGTCATTCGGATTATATTCCCAATTGCTTAATCGTGTGAGGGTGACAAAGTCACCAACTACTCGCCCGTGATCGGATGCGGTTGTGACGCTAATAGTCTGACCCGACTGAGTCGCCTGGGTGATCGCAAAACGATTTAGCTTTGGGCTCGCGGAAAGTGTGGTTTTGCGAGTCCTGAAAATAAACATCTTGTCAAACCCTTGGCTCATGCCCACCGGCCCATCCACAGTTTCCCCGCCCTGCTCGTACCTACATTTATATAGCTTTGCGTCTTTTAATCTTACAATCAGGCATAAATTATTAGTGGCTGAGAATATAAAGTCATCATTTTCAGAAGATGCATCGCTATAAACTGCGCTTCCGTAAACCGCATTTACAGCATCATCATCTAGAGTAAAGTTTTCTGTCGTGGATGCGACGGATGTATTGCCCACATTGTTAGTGTTTACTGCAAATGTAGTATCTGCCCCCGTGTGTGCGAAGGTTACAGTTTTGGCAGATGTGTTGATAGCAGTAATTGTGTGACTACCATTAATTGATGCATCGACATCATCCACATGAACAGTTTTACCAACAGCAAATAAGGATGAAGGTGTTTCCTCTAGCGTAAGCGTAACAACATTGCTTGCCCTTACTGCATCTTCTACAATGTAGTTTATTGTCGTAGGTATTGAGTCGCCCATTTGAGCAACCGATGTTGTGCCTCCTTTAGCGTAAGAAAACCAAGTGTCAGTAAGATTTAAATAGGTTGTACTTATGGTATTCCAAAACTCATTGGAAGAAAGACTTCCAAACACTTCATTCGCACCTGCACTATTGTATGTAATTGTACGAGTGTTGAAGTTTACAGAGGCTAAAGCAAATGTGCCATTCGGGTCATCACCTGTGAAGTTTAGACCTGCAATGGTAATGTTGTTTCCAACGATAAAGGATAGGCTCGGAGTGTCATCCAATACCACTGTTACGACTCCTTGCCCGTCTACTTGAGAGCGAGATGCTGATAAAATAATATAAGGCAAACGAATCGCATCTTCGCCTGTTGTGATCGATCCAAATAAAGTGTTAAGTCCCTTGCGAGGTTGCCAAGTCCCATCGTCATTCATGCGACCATTCTTGGACAATGCTACCTCACCAGGTTTTAACTGATTGGGTCGCAGACGGGCATTCATCCGCAGAAAGAAGGTATCCCCTTCTGTCACGAATGGATCGTCTAGTTTGCCATATGAGCGGTAACGACTCACTTCTTCTTAAACTCCTGATACAGTTTTTTACCCATATAAATTATGGTAATGATTCCGGCAATGCATCCAAAGAGACTATCTAATGTAGACAGACCGAAGGTGGCTAATGTGCCCCCCATACCAAATATAGAGGTGCGATCAATCATTAGAACAATAGGTCAAGGACGATTATGCCTAGAACTAAGCCTACGAAGATCGTAATCATTTTGCCTCGTTTTGGGAGTGTTTCAAATTTCTTTTTGAGTAGAATTAAGTTTTTCATTTTTGATCGGAAGGTCTCGGAAAGGGAGGTCGAGTGGTGGATCTTGTGACTTCTGTTTTCGCACATCTCTTGGCCACGAAAATGGGTATTCCTAGATAGCATCCAAGCACTACTGCCGCTCCTATCAGGATTCTTTTTATGTAGGATGTAAATTCAGCAAATCCACTCTTATGCTCGGCCATTCCCTGAGCGACCAGGGCAGATACATCGCCATGAGTCAAAGCCTCAATCGTTTCCTCGGCCTCTACGAGTGCATCTGCATTTTTTAACGCCTCTCCGCTTACAGCACCTATGCCAGCACCGAGTGCCGCACCTCCTGGTCCCGCAAGTGATCCTGCACCTCCTCCGGCAATTGCTCCTAATGTCGGATAGGTTGAACGAAAGGAACATCCGGCGGACAAAATGCACAGTGCTAAAAGGAGATAGATCATTACATTGTTGCGATTATAAACGCGAGTAGCTCGTTGTATCTAACACTCATTTGAGTGACTTCAGTATAGCCATCAGTAGCTTCGTATTTCACATCTTGGTTTCCTTCGGAATCAGTTCCCTCCCACCAAGTATCTCTTCCAATCATTGAATAACGAAAAGCGTCTAACCCTTCACTTTCGAAAGCAGATTGTAACTCTTGTGCTATGATACCAACATGGATACGCGCATCTTCGCCTTTCTTAGTAACAGCGTCTTTTAGGCGGTACTTTTTGATAAGACCTTTACATTTAACAGCCACTCGTTTTTCCGCTTCATCTAGCTCTTCAATGTTTTGTTTTATGCTTTGGTCGGAACCATTGAATGTACCGTTACTCCATACATCATCCCATCTGCTGCCTGTTTTACCTAAATCTTGAGTATTAGTAAATGCATACCAATCACCCGATGCGTCCATATTTATAGTTTTATTAGCTGTTTCGTTCTTAAAGTTAAGAACACCATTAACATTACCTGTAAATATCGAGTAGTGACCTTCGCTTGCAGAAGGAGCAGTATTTGACTTTAAGGTTATAGAAGTACCACCGCCACCTGTTTGGTCGTTAAGTAGTTTTAGTTTAGCTACACCTGAGTCATTAATTACACGAAGTCCGTCTTTTACTTGAGCTTTGTAAGTAGTTCCACTAGAAAAAGTATCACTTGTATCTACAGTGACACCAATTCCTACAATGTCATTACCTGCATCTGCGTTTATTAAATTAGCGTTACTGTTACCTTCTACTCGAAAGTCTATATCCGCACCACCTTCGTTAACAACGACTTCACTAGTATTTACTTTAAAGGTAGTATCAGTAGAACTGATCTTAGCAGAGTTAACCGCATCATCTGCAATCTTTAATGTAGTTACCGCATCATCTGCAATCTTTAATGTAGTTACCGCATCATTAGTAATTGAATCAGATGTAACCGCATTGTTCGCTACAACTGTAGTACCACCTGCTACCCAATTAGTTCCATTATAAGATTCGACTTGAGTAGTGGTAGTATTATAAATAGTTTCTCCATTGGTCGGGCTACTAATTGCATCCCGTTGGGTTGTGGTTAATCTAGGGAATACTAAACCACCTGTTGTCGATGTGACATCCAGGGGTGCTGAGGGCGTGGAAGTTCCCACTCCCACTTTTGTGGTCGAAATTGATAGTGCGGAATTAGTACCTTCACCATCTTGCACAAACTTAGAAGTAGCATCTACTCCATTGCTATAATCATTGACTTGCAGTAAACCTTTGTAAGTGGTCGATGGCGTTTGATTTCTTAAATCACTCATAAATCATATGGTACATTGTTAATCATATAGGATCGTCAGATGACCAATCTTCGGTCGATAAAACCGCTAACATCTCAGAGCGATCAAGTGCAGTCTTACCTTCTAGAAAGCTAGGCGTATCGCCCTCAAACTTAACAAAAGTCTGAGTACCTGCTAGATTGTATCTAAGCGTGTCAGCGTTTGTCTCTAGGACTTGGTTAAAATCTACGGAAGATACTTCCGATGCGTCAATAATTACATAGTTTCTCATAGTTTATTAAGAAGGAATATCTGTTGAAAATGTAGGCCCGTTAGTAAGTGTACCATCATTGCCTCCACTACCCTGATCTGTAATTGTTGTGCCACTGCCGGAATTATTATCTCCCATTCTCCACCAACCGTTAGGCCCAGCACCACTGTTTCCTATAGCAGATAAATCCGCAGGTACACCACCGTTGTACAGTCCAGCTAGTTCAGATGTTGATAAAGGGTTATGCCAAATGGCGACCTCATCTATTAAACCATCAAAAGGCTGTTGAGCGCCTGTAATTAGGTCACCTATTTTTAAAGCACTGTAAGGTCTTTTAGCTTTAGGAGTAGCAAAATAATTCTGCTCTGTATTTTTTGAGTTACTACCGCCATTTAAATAAAGTTCGTAATCAGTACCTGACCAATGAACCACTAAATGATTCCAATCAGTATTACTTAATGTGGTGGTAGTGCTTGAATGAAAATATCCCCAATCTCCATCGAAAAGACCATAAACATCATTACCACCGTTGTAATTCCCGATGTAAATAGCTGCATAACCTGCATATTGAGTGATACCTCTAAATCCGAGTAAAGAACGATCAACACTCACTGATGAGGTTGTAGTCGTAGGTTTAAACCAAATGCTTACAGTGCCTAAATCTCCGCTAGAGTTAACATCTACATAATCATCTGTACCATCAAAGTCTACAGAATAGGTGTTAGGGAAAGTAGCAGGAGCAGTAGGACTAGCGATTATTCCGCTACCGATGCTTGGAAGAATAAAAGTCATCTTAGGATGCAGTGTCCCCCGCCAAGACGAATGTGTCAGCAGCGTAAGCGACTATACTCGCCACCCCGTACTGAGCATTGATCTTAGTGTGCGACTGTCTGTTGTTTATTGTAGTAGAAGAAGCACTGAAGGTAACTTGTCCTGCTCCTTTTTGCACGAACGAACAATTGAACCCAACGCCTAATCCGCTTGGTACTGTGACTGTAACTGCACTAGCATTATCAAGTACTACGACCTTTCCGTTATCACTAGCGAGTAGTGTGTATGCTGTGCCTGTTTGATCGTTAATGGATGCGTCAAATCCTAGTATTGCCTCACCATCGAAGTTTCCGTCTGTCAAATCTCCTGCTGATACTGTAACTGCTCCCGTCTGTCCTGCTACCGATTGCACAGGTGCTAGACCCATCAGGTTAGTAGCGGTTACTTTCTTCGTGGTTGCGGTGCCAGCGACATCGTCCACAATCGCCAATATGTCGGCTCCTGCGGGACTCGCTAGGTCTGTAAGTTCTGTAATTTTTTTATTAGCCATGATTTTTAAATATTAAGTATTAAGATGGTACATTTGTTGAAAATGTTGGGCCGTTATTTAGCGTTGCATCATTTGTTCCGCTATTCGCAGTATTAACAACAGATGTGCCTGAGCCTTCTTCCATTCTCCACCAATGAGTTAAGTTACTAGTTCGATCCGTATCGTAAGAACTTGCCAAGGAAAGATCAGTAGGTATTCCATTATTGTAAATTGCCGCAACATCTTGCGTTGCTGTTTGTTCGTCACTTACCCCACCGTCACTTAAAGTTGTGTCCCAAATAGCAAATTCGTCAAGTTCACCATTAAGCCGTTGAATTCCTGTAGTGTATTGTCCAATAAAAAACCCGTCACCTGATGTGGATGCCATGCTTGGCATGGAAGTTCCTTCTACCTTGAGTACTCCATTCAAAAATATTCTAGCAGTCGAACCATTTACAGTAATCATTATGTGTTGCCAAGCGTTCTGAGTGTAAGTGTCACCACCTGTGGTAATTTGTGTGCCTCCAATGTGAAAACGAATTTCCCCACTACCTCCCTTTCTGACTCTACAAATAGTTCCTGTGCCTGACGCAAAATAATGAGTAACTGTTCCTCTCGCTGCGTGGTTGTTCACCCACATTGATAGTGTAAAATTAGTAGCTGAGTTTAAGGTAGCGACATTACCACAACTTAAATTATCATCAGTACCATCAAAGTCTATCGAACGAGTGTTACTTAAAACCGCAGGAGTACCACCACTAGCAGGTTCAAATACCAAGATGTCTCCGTTCTCTGCTATCAATGGTTCAGCTAGTTCTGTTGTTAACGCTCCGTCTATAGCGGGTGCATCTCCACCAGGCTGTGGTTTCGCTATAAAAAGTCCTAGGGCTAATCCGGGCATCGTCTTTTAATGAAGTGCTGTCCAAGCTCCGTCTGTGTAATCATTTACCTGAAGTGCAGGTGTTTGATTTGCTAGATCGCTCATTTAAGATTTGTAGAGGATCGCCGCTCCACTCGAAAGAGTGACGCTCGTAAATGGTAAATAAAGCACATCTCCTTTTCCGAATGTAGTTCCATCAGAAATTAAATCTGCTGAGTTATCCATCAATCCAGTGATTGCTCCGATTACCGAATCCTCGGTGAATTGAATGGCATTAAAATCACCTGTATTTGCCCCAGTGCCGTTTACATAGACGCTTCCATTCGCCCCCATGCTGTTAAGAATATTTACTCCTGATAAGCCCATGATATTTTTATGTTGTGGTTAAAATGTTAACTCCGAAGCTGTAGCTCGGATATGTATTGACCGAAATTTTGTTCATTCCTTCCAGCCTCTCGACTCGGTCGATTTCGAGTGCCAGGGTTTCTTCTGCCATTTGTTCCTGTGCCAATGCTTTATCAAGTTGGCCGTCTGCCTTGTACCAATTAGAGACTGTTGCAAGTAGTAAGTAACGCTCGAGGAATCGTGGAAGTGTAGAAGTCTCTCCCGACCCATCTCCATAACTGCTGGGGGTCACCTGATTGCCCTGCACGAATACTGTCGATTGGGTGGAGTCTGCTTTTAGAATCAGATATCCATTGATCAAATTATATTCCAACTTGATCGCCTGACGATCCCCAAGCGGGTTCTTGTCGTAGACTGCAAAGACATCCATGATGTCCGAGTCGTTGTCGATCTGAACCGCTTTGTCGGCCACCAGTGGCGTGGTAATTGCCGCCACTGTCTTTTCTTTCAGTGACATCAATTCCGGCCACTGTGTCCGTGTCCATGCTCCCTTAACACGATCATTTAATGAGTTCTTGAATGCTGTCTCCTCAACCGAAAGTAAAGAATCCACTCCGATTGCCGAAGTGAATCTATCTTTTAGGTCGCTGTAGGATACAGTTCTCACGATCCAATTACTGTCTCAGGATTCTTCTTAGCGAAATCCCTCGAATACTCGGGATCAGACATACAGCCAGGACGCTCCTGCTCATGTCTCAAGTAAGTCGTAAGATCGACAGATCGAACTGCTCGGAAGTCTTTCCCTCCGCTAACAGATTCCCCGTATTTACGAGCCGCTAATGCCCTGCCCTTGTATCCGGCTTTCTCACGCTCGGCTTGTGCTTCTGCCTTTTTGGAAAGATAGTGTGCCATCTCTTCGCCCGACATTCCACTGCTTCGTTTTCCGCCTCTTACGATAATATTTAGACTCATTTTTAAAAAGAAAAAAGGGAGCCGGTCTAACCCTTAAACCGGCTCCCCAAGTAACAACATGATCGGTTATTATAAACCCGAACTAATTAAACAATACTTCCGAGTGCTCGTGGATTGCTGACACGAATTGTTGCCATACATTCTGAGAACGCTCTTTTTCCAGCACCATTGTCAGGAAGATCCTGAATGGTCATGCCTTCCAAGAATTTAAGTGAAACAGTGTCATCGGTTGGAAGAAGATATCCACGATCTGTATTAACAGTTCCGAGGGCTGTGTCGTCTCCACTTGCTCCGGCATCATTTCTGCCCAACCAGAGGTCCGGCACGATATCAACTTGGCCATAATCACTGATGTAAGTAACAACTGACAATTTCAAGATGCCATCTTTAACATCCTGGTTGAAGTTGAAGTCACTGTTTGCAGTGGTAGACCTGGTGTAGTCAGTGATCTTATTTACCAAAGCTGGTCCTGCGAAAAGTCTGAAAGAACCTTTCGAACCTGAAGCAGTGTAAACAGCCTGAAGAAGTCCACGGAAAGCAGACTCAGTCAAAGAACCGATAGAAACACGGGAACCACTTACTGCACGGAATCCTTGCTTTAAGGATGTGTCGAAAGTGTTACCTGTTGCTGTTGGGTCAGACCAAATACCAAGTCCGCACATTTTAGCACCAGCGGAGCTAGTACCAGCAGACTGATCATTTCCTGATCCGATTGCAGTTTCCAAACTGTTTTTAAGTTGGATAAGACTTTTAGCCTGAGAAGCGGCAAAGAGAGATCCGCCAGGAGCGACATCTACCATTTCAGCCTGACGGGATACTGCGAAGATATCTCTGAATGTGGCCACCCGGTTAGACAAACGAGCACGAGTGTCGATCAAGTTAGCGGCATCTGAAATAGTTAAGTCAGCACCATCGATATTTCCACCTGATCCTACTGGATCGGCAAGTGAGTCAACCAACCACTCGTTGAGAGTTGCTTTTGGAGCGGCGGATTGTGGGATTGTTGAGTAGATTGGAGTCTCCTGTGGTGAAACAGTGCGGAGAACATTTTCCAAATTCTCTCTCGAGCCCTTTGAACTGGTTACATTGTAGCTTGTTGCAATAGCCATTTTGAATAATTCCTTATTTTAAGATTTTAAATTTTATTCCGCTAGAAGTGCGGCTAGATCGTTTTCCGAGAGTCTTCTACGCTCCAAAATCTTTTGCTTCTGTGCAGTCTTCCGAGTGGCTTGAGTTTGTACCGGCGGGCTGGAATCGCCCATTGTCGGTGGAGGTGCTTTGGCTACCTTCTTGGCTTTCGGTTTGGCCGTCTTGGCCGCCTGGTCTGCCTTGATCGCTTCCACTCCTCTTACGAGTGTGGCCGCTATAAAGTCGCCATTAGGAAGGGAGTTCAGAACATTAGCATACTGACTTTTCAGCTGATTAAATACGCCTCTGCGTTCTTCAGCGATGTCGCTGTCTACTTTGCTCGAAATCCACGGATGAGTGTTTAGCGTGTCCTGTTGCCATTGTGCCGCTGACTGGAGATGCTGTGCCCTTTCGGGGATCTTCTCTGTCAGGTATTCGTCTGCCTGGGTAAGAATGTTTCGAATATCATCATCCGAATACTCTCTTCCATCGACTTCCACAAAGTCCTTACCTATGTGCTGAAGTGCGAACTTCTTGGCGGCAAGTGCTTCCTTCCTCAAAGTCTCCAGGGCTTGAAAGTCCTGTACCTCTTCGAGTGCCGGTTGGCTGGTTTCTGCTTGTTTCTGAGGGTTGGATTTTAATGATGCAATTTCTGATTTTAGTGTTTCGGCAAGCTCATCTCCTGCTTTCGCACGAGCGGTCAAGCGGTTCACCTGTTTCAGAAGTTTACCAACAGCTTTAGACTGTGGCTCATTGTCCCCCGATTCATCAGTGGACTCCTCCTCTTCGACTACCTCTTCCGTTTCCTCCTCCTCTGATTCCTCAGTTTCGGTTGACTGTAAAAGAACATCTTGATCCTGGTCGGTTTCTGTGTCTGCGGTCGTTGTCTCGGGACTAGGTTCCGCCTCAGATTCCTCTTTCGCTTCACTCTCCTCGACTTTATCGACAAACGATGCTGTCAACTCCTCGAGGGTCGTTATGCTTTGCGTTGGTTGTGGTTCTGCTTCTGTTGTACTACCCGAAGCCTCGGTTGTTTCTGTATCTGCCATGTTCTGCGTTTGGTAAGTTCGCACTCTTGCGGTTTCTGCGTACCAACATGGTACGCCACCTCTGATTATGGCAGGGTGTCGGATAAATTACTCAGGAGACTTTGAAAATCTTCCAGTTATCCTTGTAAACTTCGTGCTTAGCTTTCGATTCAGGGTTGTGCGGATATAATCCGATCCGTTTTGCCCCGTCTAATTCCATGCATGGGATGTTGTAGAAAATGTTCTCATCTTCGACATAGGCCACTAAGATATCCACTTTCGTGCAGTCGATTGTTTCTTTGCCAGTAGATCCGCTGGCCGTTGTCACCATATACCGACCTAATCCAGTTCGGTTCTTATCCTTAGTTTTTGATTCCGTTCCTTTGATTTGAATCTTAAAAATCTTACCCGCCGTGTTCATCACCAGGCAATCTTGTGGTAAGTAATCGCCCAATGGCACAAAGACCTCCAGTCCATGCTCGAGGGCTTCCGAAAAAAACTTCTGCTCGTAGAGGTTACCCTTCCTCTTCATCTTCGTCATCATCATCGAGCACCATATCGCACTCGAAATCGACAACATCCTCATCGAGCCATTCCTCAATGTCTGACATTACTATCTTTGCCATTTCAGTGTCTTCAATATCAGACTCCTCAAGCCAACGATTGAGCAATGCCCTATGCTCGTTTTTAAACTGCTGATGGGGTGTCAGTTTCGGCATTATCTAACGCCTCCAATATTCTAGTCAGTCCTGCAATCTCTCCCGATAAACGGGCGAGCTTCTGAGGATTGTCCACATGAGTATAGTCCTGAAAGTCCACCAGGCACATATCCCTCTG